ATCTTTATATAATAAATAAGGCGTACCAGTTTCCATTTGAGCATCTAATATTTTGATCCATAAATCACGAGCATTTATTTGTTTTGTATATAATTTATCTTTTTCATATTTTAAATATAAATCATTGAATTTTTCACCATATACATCAGATAATCCAGGACATTTATCTGGGCAAAATAGAGACCAAAGTTTATTTCCATAAACTCTCTCCATAAATAAATCACTAACCCATAAACCATAAAATAAATCTCTAGCCTTACTATCTTCATCTCCATGATTTTTTCTTAGTTCTAGAAATTCTTCAATATCGGGATGATGAGGTTCAATATAAATAGCAAAACTACCATTACGTTTTCCTCCTTGATCTACATATTGTGCTGTTTTATTAAAAACACCTAACATAGGCGCTACTCCATTTGATTTACCATTTGTTCCACGAATATGCGAATCTTTTGAACGAACATTATGAATATGCAATCCAATACCACCAGACCACTTGGATATTAATGCACATTCTTTAACAGTATTAAAAATTCCATCAATACTATCATCTTCCATTGCAATTAAATAACAAGAACTTAATTGTGGTCTAGGTGTTCCTGCATTAAATAATGTGGGAGTAGCATGTGTAAAGTATTTTTGCGACATTAAATCATACGTTTCTTTAATTTTTTCAAGATTTCCCAAATGAATACATACAGAAACACGTAACCACATATGTTGTGGTCTTTCAATTATCTTATTTTTACATTTCATTAAATAAGCTCTTTCTAAAGTTTTAAATCCAAAATAATCAAAACTATAATCACGTTTGTAATCAATAATACTATCCAGATAATCTTTATTTTCTTCAATAAAAGTCATAACATTTTCATTAATTAATTTATAATTATTATTATTAACATCAATAAAATCATAAAGAATTTTCATTGAAAGATAAAAACTATCATTGGTATTTTTATGTAAATTAGATACACTTATAGCACTTGCTAACATACTATATTCAGGATGTTGTGATATCATAGATGTGGCTACTTCAGCAGTTAATTCATCTATTAATGTAGTTTTAATACCATCATAAATTTGATCTATTACTTTCATTGTTATATGGGCATAAGCTATATTTGATAAATTAAATTCTTTGCCAATTGATTTTATTCTTTTTAATATTTTATCAAATGAAATAATTTCAGATTTACCATTTCTTTTTGTTACATACATTTCATTTTCATTTTTTTGTGTCTTCATTAAGATTATATTTAATATAAATATAATTTTAAGTAGTTTTAAATATTTATAAAATTGCTTAAAAACTATTATGATATAATCATTAATATATAATTAAATACAATGTTATTAATATCAATATTATTTATAATAAATATGTGTAATTGTGGATTATTACCTATGGTTGGGAACAAATATATGGGAAAAGTATCTATACCATATATAGGAAAACAAAGTGTTGTAATTTCTCAAATAGAGAAAAAAAAATCTTTATTAACATTAGAAGGTATTATAAATACAGAAGGTGCTATATATTATAACTATTTTAATCGTACAACAAAAAAATATGACTATACATTAGATGATAATTTAAAAAGTATAATAAAAAAATATAAATGTGATTTAATAGATTCATTTTATGATAAAAAAAAAGATGAATGTTTTGTAAAGATAAACATTAAATTATTACGAATAAAAAAATCTATAATACTATTAAGAATATTGGAATAATTATAAAGAACAAATATTTAAGATATAATTAAAGCAATAGTTGTTAATCCTTGAATAGATGATATTAATTTAGCTACCATAGTAACTGGATAAATATCACCATAACCAAGTAAACATCCTGTTATAATAGAAAAATATAATCTATTAAAAAATTTAACAAATATATTTGGAGATATTTTGTGTATTTCTAATTCATCATTTTTAACTTCTTTTTCAGTTTTTTTTGTAGTTTCATCTATTATTTTTTCTTTTACAAAATTATCGTATGTTTCATATAAATCATTAAATCCATCTATTTTATTATCAGAATATGTATTTACTGTATTAAAACCATCTTGTATATTAGTATAATTTTCTATAATTTCTTTTTTAACTTTTTCTTTAATTACTTCTTCCTTAATAGTTTCTTGAAATTTATTAACACCAGCAAAATTAGAATCATCTAAAAATGTATAAATTATAGAAAATATAGTCATTAGGACAAAAAGTATAATTATTTTATTCTTATTTATACTTTTATTGTATTTATTGTATATATTTTTCATATTCATTATAAATTATATATATTTTATAATTTATAAAATCTATAAAATTTACAATTTTACAAGATTACAAGATTACAAGATTACAATTTTACAAGATTACAAGATTACAATTTTACAATTTTACAATTTTATAAGATTACAATTTTACAATTTTACAACTTTTGTAAAATACATCCAAAAGAAAATACCAACAAACGCTTTTGCTATTAGATCTAATATGTTATAACTTATAACTTTTGTTGTTGTTCCATTCATATATGAAATACCATAAAAACCCCAAAGAACTATAAACAAACCATATATGAATTTAGACTGGTTTGTCTTTTTACCAGACATAAATGTTTTCCAGATTAATCCATACATAGCAAAAAACCATATAAAACCTGTGACTAATCCAGTTAATTTTGATATTATTCCTATTTCACCTAAATATCCCATTGTTAACATGGCAAAATTTAACAATAATACCAATCCAAACAATCCAAATTTCACTTTAACTTTATTTTCCATACCTAAAACTATACATAAAACTAATAACATTATAGGTGTACTTATAAACCAATCAGTATATCTCATATTATTAATTTTTTCATAAGGTAGTTCTTTACCAGCAGATTCATATTCATTTAATGTTTTTATAAAAACACCATAAAAGTACCCGGCAACAATTGATATACAAGTTTCTAAGTTCATTACGTGTCTAACATTTTCATCACTAGTTCTTAATGCTTCAATGAAACATATTGTACCGGTTGTAATTAAAAAAATATAAGCAAAATAAAAAGTTAATTTTACTAATTTAGTATTTATATATGATTGTTTATTATCATTATCTAGCTTATTATTAAATCCCTCTTCAATAGTATTTTCTATATTATAACTTATATCTTGGAAATTTGGATTTAAATTATTATCTATCTTATCTTGATATAACTGTAATTGATTTGCATTTTCAAATGTTTCCACTAGTTTACTTTTTTTTGATTGCATTTTTCAATATTATATATATTTGTATATAATAATTATTTATCAATTTATATTAGAATTACAATAACATCTACCACTATTATAAGATATATCATAATAATTACTAACTAGTCATTATCTAACAAAAATTACATATAGTTTAATAAATTTAATTGTTTTAAATTTATTATTTGTAGCAAATTATTATATTTAATGCATTAAGTTAATTCAATAAATATAAAAATATTATATTCAATTTTATAATTTCAATAAACACATTATTTTATATAAAAATTAATATTGTGTGTTTAATTGCTGTAGGCTAAACCACCCATACCACTCATGATACGGAGGACATTGTAGTTAACAGCATATAAGCGAACTTTAGCAGTGTTGGAACCAGAAACAGTCGCGTTAGATAAAACTAATTGTAAGGTAGCGTTGTCAATACGCGAGAAATTGCATGTGCCACTTGGTTGATGTTCTTCTGGGCGAAGAGCGAACGAGTATACATTAATACCAGTATCGGGAGCACGAGTGTGGTGTTGGAAAGGTTGAACTAAATCGAAGTATGTGCCTTCGCGTTCCGAGAAACGATCTTGACCATTTAATTGTAATTTAGCAACAACAACTGGATTTTCACCCCAGCAGTGCATGTCTAAAGCGGTTTCAGATAAGACGAATGTGCTGGCATCAGATACAGATGTTGTATCATCACCAACTAATAAACCATTTTCGAAAGCACCACCACTAGTGGTATCGATGAAGCTAGCAGCACCACTTATACCAGCGGTATTACCGAAAGCATGGACGGCATTAGGTAAAGCATCGAAAGCATCAGTGTAATTGAAAGGTTGAGCACCTAATAAAGTGGATAAACCAGTGTTAGCTAATAAGGATGCACAGTAGTCAACATTGGCATCAGGTTGAACAACCCATACTAATTCTTTAACAGGGTGATTTAAATTTAATTTGATTTTATTAGACGAGGAACCAACCGATTCATCACCAGTGAATTGAAGTTGTTCAATTAAGTATTCGTGGGGATTTTGCGCCATGCGACGACGTTCATCAGTGTCTAAGAAGATATAGTCAACGTATAAAGAGGCAGCAGCTAAAGATTGTTTGTAGGCATCATTGACTTTGGAACCAGTTCCATCCATACTGTACATAGCCCATAAGCATTCTTCAATATTGCGAATATCAACATTGATTTTAACTTCGTGGTATTGTAAAGCAATTAAAGGTAAAGCTAATCCAGGATTGCGGCAGTACCAGAATTGAAGGGGAACATATAAAGTGGTTTCGGGTAAAGCATTGCGAGGAGCACATACTTGACGGACACCATCAGCACTGCATGGACCATCAACAGCAGCAAAATTGGGATCGGTGACATATGTTAATTGAGTGGTATTACCAATCATTTTGTAGTAACCACGTTCTTGTTCTTTGGATAGAGTTAATTGATTCCAGATGTGCATCCAGTCACCATATTGACGATCAATGCGTTGACCACCAATTTCAACTTCAACTTGCGATATTAATTGTTCACCAGGGCAATCTAACCATCTAGCATATACACTACCAGTGGCTAATTCTTGATTGATTTCTGGAAGAGTTACTTGTAAGTATGTGCGATAAGCTAAGTCACCATTACGAGAGATAGTGCAAGTAACACGGCGACCAAAGTCAGCTTGACCATTGAATGTTTGTTCAATAGCTTCCATCGCGAAGTTAGTATGACGACGGTATGTCACTTTCCAGAAAGTGATTTGAGGATTACCAGTAAGATAAACGTCTTGTGCGCCATAGGCAACCAATTGCATAAGTCCACCAGCCATAATTTATAATATGTATAAAGAAAAAAAAATATTATATTTAATTTAATTAATAAAATAAATAAAATAAAATAAATAAAATAAATAAAATAAATAAAATAAATAAAATAAATAAAATAAATAAAATAAATAAAATAAATAGAATAAATAGAATAAATAAAATAAATAGAATAAATAAAATAAATAGTAATGATTAATATATTATAATATATATATATCTATGACAGATAATAACTATAATAAAATAACATTAGATAAAAAACATAATTTAATGCTTGAAAAATTTAATAAAAATGAAAAATTAATTCCTAAATATAATCAAGCTATAGAAAAATTACAAAAAAGTCTATTAAATAAAAATATAACTGAAGATGAAAAATATAAAATAAATAATGAAATAGATGTATATACTACTAAAACAAATAATATAAAAAAAGAAAAATTAAATTATTGGCTTGATAATTCTAAATTATTATTTACTTATTTTGAAGATAAAAAAAATATTACAAATAATAAAACTAATAATGGGTATTATAATAATAAATTAGACAAATTTTTTAGTATTGAGAATCAATGTAATGATACAACAAAAAATAAAACAATAATAGATCAATATTTTAGAAACACAGATGATAATTATTTAAATTATGACAATTTTTGTTATCATTCAGATATATGTTTATATTGTCATAATGGAGAAATGATATATGTAGATACAGAAGGATTAACAATATGTAATAATTGTTCTAAATGTAAAAAATATTTTATGGAAAATGAAAAACCATCTTATAAAGAACCACCCAAAGAAGTTTGTTTTTATGCATACAAACGAATTAATCATTTACGTGAAATATTAGCACAATTTCAAGCTAAAGAAACTACACAAATACCAGATATTATATTCGAAAATATAAAAAATAAAATCAAAAAAGAAAGAATAGAATTATGTGATCTTACTAATAATAAAACCAAAGAGATATTAAAAAATCTAGGATATAATAAATATTATGAACATATACCTTTTATAAAAGATAAATTAGGAATTAAACCACCAGTTATGACATCTGAATTAGAAGAAACATTATGTAATTTGTTTATAGAAATACAGAAACCTTATTCAAAATTTTGTCCAAAAAATAGAGTAAATTTTTTGAATTATTATTATACTATTTATAAATTATGTGAGCTATTAGAACAACATCAGTTTCTAGAATATTTTCCAATGTTGAAAGATCGTGAAAAAAGAATAGAACAAGATCAAATATGGAAAAATATATGTGAAGAATTAAATTGGACTTTTATACCAACATTATAAAATTATATCAAAATATATTAAATTATATTAAAATATATTAAATTATATTAAAATATATTAAATTATATTAAATTATATTAAAATATATTAAATTATATTAAAATTATATTAAATTATATTAAATATTATTTAATATTATTTAATAATGACTACTAATACAAGACCATCATGGGACGAATATTTTAAGGAAATTACTTATATTACTTCGAAAAGATCTTCTTGTGAAAAATTACATGTGGGATGTTTATTTATAAAAGATAATCGAATTATAGCACAAGGATATAATGGATATATTAGTGGATGTCAACATAAAGCCATTTACAAAGATAATCATAATATTGCCACTATTCATGCAGAACAAAATACTATAACTGATTGTGCTAAAAGAGGAGTTAGTTGTGATAATTCTACAGCCTATATTACACATTATCCATGTTATAATTGTATGAAATTAATGGTATCTTCGGGAATAAAAGAAATTAAATATATAGAAGACTATAAGAATGATTCATTAGTTGAAACATTGGCTAAAGAAACAAATATTAATATAATAAAAATCTAACCATTAACAGTTATATAATTTACTATGTAGTTTAAAAAATAAAAAGATAATCCAAATGTAAGACTTATTAATAAATTACCATATGAATTTGCATTCCCATCTTTATTAAATAAAGACGGGAAAGTCTTTAATAAATTTTTCATAAAAAAAGGCATTTGAAATATAAAATATAGACCAGTAACCAAAAGAGGAATATATAATTCATTAAATAAGAATTCAAATGTATTTATATTAGATATCTCTTTATTATGATTATTTATAATATCATTTTCTGAAGTATAATTTTTTATATAGTCAGTATTATTTACCTGTGGTGGTGGTGGTATAAAATTCGGTTTAATATGGACATCGTTTATAACTTGGGCAGGGTCCATTGGTATATCTCTAGATGGTAACCCAGTAACACCTTTACTACTTGCTTGTTGTAATTGACTAATCATTTCATTGTAATTATTAGGATTATTTGGATTATTTGGATTATTTGGATTATTTGAAATTTGAAATTGTTCATTAGATTGCATAACTTGATTTTGTTGAGGTATTACTTGATTTTGTTGGGATATTACTTGATTTTGTTGAGGTATTACTTGGTTTTGTAAAATAGGCACATTTTGCATGTTAATATTATTATCTTGATGTCCAACATTTAAATTTATATTATTTTGTTGTTTATTTGTACTAGGCAAATCATTTATATTTGTAATTCCTGATTGCATTATTAATTGTATTAATTATATTAATTATATAATTAATTGTATAATTAATTACGCAAATGTTACAAATTTTTCTTTAGAACCGCATAATATATTTTCTTCACGTAAAATATAACATTTAGCATTTTCATCTGTATCAAAAGAGTATATTTTATCTCTTATTTCATTTTGTTCTGGACCAATAAATCTATAACAATCATTGGATTTACATATTTTTCTAAATAATGTAGCCAATCCTAAACCAAATATTATAGAGAGTATTATTCTACCTCTTTCGCTATATAATAAATTTTCTATAACTTTACTAAATCTTTTACCAACACCCTTAAATATAGACTGCATATAATTATATATATAAATATATATATATAAATATATAAATAACTATATACAACTATATAAAAGTATATACAAGTATATGTAAATATAAATTATTGAATTGGTATGGTTTTTATATCTTTCTTTTTAGAAGGACATTTAACCTCTTGTAATTTATAACCAAAACAATTATTTGCACGATCATGATATTCTATTTTATTAGTATTATGTGGCGTGGGATATACAAATATATCTGTTTTATCATTATAAAAATATATGTAAACTAAACCTAATAAAAAAGCTAACAAGAATATTTTCACATTAATTATTTTTAATAGTAAATTCATAATATATATTATATATATTATATAATATATAATATATAATATATAATATATATATTTTATTTATTTATTTATTTATTTATTTATTTATTTATTT